GTCAGTTTGATTAGCGTGTGTTTCAAGTATAGCATCTTCTTCAGATACAACATACTTCTTAACTGTTGTTCCCTTGTTTGCTAATACAACGTCTTTTGTAAGACTGTCATTTGCATCAACTACTAAGCCTTCGAAGTTTACTCCAACGTTATCAGCTTTAATTGTAATTGCTGATTTGTGTGACTCTATTAGTTTTAGTTTTACTTCTTCGAGCTTGTTAAATGTTCTGCTTGTTTCACTTATCTTAACGTGGAACGGCTTAATGTCATTTATGTAGCCTTCAATTGTTGCAACACTATCTTTCTTATATTTCTTTTGTTGAGTAAGTGTACTGTTAATACCCAAACGTATGTAAGATGTTTTCATTGCCCAATCAACTTGATTGTTTCTTGCCATTGCATAATCAACAATACCAAAGAAGAACTTATTAAATTTAGATTGGTGATTGCCTATAAACATTGTATCTCTTAACAATGCAACAATGCCACTCCACCATTCTGCAATAGAGGTGTTTGACCATCCTGTGCTATCCCATGATTCAATATCCCATGCATATGATTTTCCTAAACGAAGTTGACTCCAAGTAATTGAAGCATTTTTCTTCTTAGTTAATATCCAACCATCTGTAATAGTATACGTGTAAAATTCAGTTCTGTCAACATTATCTGCGTTCATAATTTCAATTTTTGCAGTTTCATATTGAACTACATCAAGTGCTTCAAGTTCATCAATTGTTTGTACATCAGTGATGTATGTTCCAGATGTAACATGTTTGTCAGTGATGTAATCTGACCATTCCCATGTATCGTTTGATAATCCTAATGTTTTCACTGCTAATAAGAATCTTGCTTTACAATCATCATACACATTAACTGAAACAAGTAATCTATTAATAATATCAATTGCAGTTTTTCTTGCTGTTGGTAAATCGTCCCACCATGCCTGTGATTTAGATCTGTCATCGCCGTATCTTGCATATGCATGCTTAGTAAAGTCTGGAATACGAACTTCGTTTTGATCTTGTCCTGCAAGGTTGTTTACTAAACCTGTGTACCAATAGTCTGGAATAATGTCTGTATCTTTTGATATCAATATCCAGTTCTGGTGATTAGTGTTTGTAACTTTTTTATTTAACTGTAACACAACTTTCTTATTAACAAAGTTCCATATGTCTGAAACAATGATAGCATCGTTGTCTACTACGGAGAACCAATAGATGCCATTAGCACTTGGGTCCTTAATAATGTTTTCAACTTCAGTTGTAATAATAGTTTTGTCTGCACTAGCTATTGTATCTTTACCTCTTACCCAGAAGTAATATACATTATCGTTTGTAGCAGTAGATGGATTCCAAACTGTAGTTAGTGTGTAGTAATATTCGTTTTGATTTTTAACAATATCAAATTCAGCATATGCTGTTCCTGATGCTGGTACTCCGAACATTACTTTGTTACCTTCAACTGCCTTCGCATAGTCATCTGGTGCTACTGTACTCTTAGTCCATTCCCATATAGCAACGTCACTGCCCACAAACTGTTTGCCCCAGTTAGTAGCTTTGTCATTGATGTCACCTTGGTCGTAATCATAATATCTTACTCTACCAGTGTCCCACCAGCGTCGACCAAGTTCTGCTTCGCCCCAAGCATTGTCTTCGTCTGCTTCATATGTTTCTTCGGTAGCTGTGTTATATATTGCTACATCACTTACACTCTTAACATCGATCTCTGCATCTGCAACACCTGGGATAATTCCACGCATTGGATCATAAAGTTCTAAATCAAGTATAGGTTTATTGTTTTCATAATCATAAACTGTAATGTTGTCTAAGTCTGTATTTAAAATTTGTTTTGTTTCACTACGCACTAAACTTAATGTATAAGGTGGTGTTGCTGGATTAGAACCTTGTGCATTTAAGTAACCTGCTCTATAGCTAGTGCCATCAAGTACTCCGCTGTTAGGATAGTTTACAGTGAATACATTAACAGAGCGATCTCCATTTGCGTCATAGTCTGTCCAAACTTTAGCAGTAGCTGGTACGTTCCAATTAGTACTTACTAATGCAGAAGTTCTATCTGCTATTGTATCAAATCTAACTGAACGTAGTAACATAATACTTGAGGCGCTACCGCACTTATCAATGTATTCGTCTATGTAGAACTTGTCACTGCCTTTAGTTTTAGTTACTCGGTGAATACCATCTATGTTAGGAACTGTTGTTGTATTCAATAACATGATGTAGTCACCAACTGATAAGTTATGACTAACGTTTGTGGTGATCTCTGCATCGTTGCCGTCTACTGTAGCTGCACCTGCGCATATAGCACAAGCGGCTGTAGTAGTTGGATGTAGTCCATTGTTTTGTACTTGGAAAACATTCCAACTAAAGAATTTTGTTTTAATAGAATTTACTGTCTCTACTGTGCCATCTGAATCGTTTGCAACCCATACGTTAAATAGTGCAGGATCTTTATGACTTATATCAATCCATTCTGCAGGTACAATTGTATTATTAATTGTATCATCGGTTACTTTATTAATTGTACCGTATTCAGCTATACCGGCTTGTGATAAGAAACTATCACCGTCTGCTGGTAATACAAGTGTTGAGTTAGTTGAAGTAATAGTAAACACATTACCAGGTGTTGTTATTCCTATACCTGTTTTGCCATCAGCAGCAAGTTTAGTTTTAATTTGTATAACTGCATCTACTAACGGAGTTTCTTTTTGCACTGTAATTATTGCTGCTCCGTCTCCCGGATTGTTGTGAGTGTATTCTAATTGAGTGCCCATTAATGTTGCACTAATATTTCCACTGACTACTAGTGTATTTGCAACACCATTGCTGTCACTTGTTAATTTTAAGTAGCCGCTTGCATCTTCTGCGGTTACATTTGGTAAGCCTATAACTGCATTAATTTGTGTTACTATGCCTGCTAAGTTCAATGCTTGTTGTTGATTTTCTTTTCTTTGTAGTGGTGGCTCTGTTACTGTTGCTGTAGCAAATCCTAACTCAGTTGTCATAATAGTTGCTGCACCTGAGATTACTAAATCACTTGCAATATTAGTTGTCCAATGTCTTATGCGAAGTCGGGTACCTGCTGGCGAAGCTGTTGGGCTTAGGTCTGCAAGTATAGCACCATCAACATCTGGTGTCTGCGAAATGCTTGCTGCTGATAGCTCACTGTTTATCTTGCTAACAATTTGTGCTGTTGTCATTGCTAGTGATGTGTGTGCAATTGTTACAACTATTGCAACACCGTCTGCTGGTTCATTACCAGCAGTGAATGTTAAACTTTGTCCGCTTACTGAATAATGAGCTGGGTCTGTTTTTGCAACGCCGCCAACTGATACTGCTTCAACAAAGCGTGAAGTAGGAGCTGTAATATTTTCTACAATTGTAAATGTATCTTTTAAATCAACAACTGTATCATGCACTAACGTAACTACAATAGCTGCTGAAGCAGCTGGTGCTGTTGTAAATGTAATCACTTGTCCACTTACTGCATAGTTTGTAACTGTAGTTCCATCAACTGTTATTGTGCTTACATCATATGTGCTTGCACTAAGTGCTTGTGAAATTGTAAATGCTACAGTAGTTGCATCACCTGTAAAGTTTTGTACTACGTTGCCTGGTGTAACTCCTTCGTCATCACCTGTAAAATTTTCTGTGATGTTTGCTGGTGTTGTATCAAAGTTAATAACTGTACCGTTAATGCTAATAGTTTTATCAGTAACATCATCTAGTTGAGGATCAATAACACCTGCTGTAACAGAAGCTGGTCCTGTAACTACATCAACTTCTTCCGGATTATTAAACGCAATGCTAACACCATCTATTGTAAATGTGTCACTACTTGAAGGTGTAATTGTAGGGTTTAATACATCACCAGTTAATACCATATCTTCGTATTGCGTACCTGTTGTTACTAGGTCTGTTGTTGACCCATCAATTGTAACACTTGTGCCAATTGTAAAGTTTGGAGATACTGCAAGACCTCGTACTGTAATATTATCTGATGCTTGTGTAATAGTTGTACTTGCAACTGCACACTGAAGTAATCTACCAGTGTGTCTAACTGTGTCATTTCGTTTATAACTTTTTGTGTTAACCCATGCTGGTACAATTGCATAATCTGCAAGTTTATCGTATACTGTGCCTATCTCTGATGTTGTTGCTGCTTTGTACTTTGCTTCTATATCTAATACAGAACCTGCTGTTAAGTTAACACTGTTTACCGCTGTAATATTTTCTGTTGCAAATTTATCAGCACTATTAGTTTTAAAAGGATTAACAAATCTTTTATCGTTATGCTTATATAATAATACATCATCATAAACAGTCTCGCCAGTTACGTAATCAGAGAACTTAATAGCTTGTACACTAGCTTGTGTGTTGTTATTTTCTAATGTAAATTCTACTGCATCTAATTTATCTTTGTTACCAAAGTGGCTTCTTGATAACATGTATTGTTCGTTTACTGTAATATCTAAATTATTATTTGCAAACTTACGTTCAATTTTATCTACTGCACCTATTGTTCCGCTTTGTTTAATTAGACCTTGATAATAATTACGTTTAGTAATTGCATCAAACTCACCACCATTTATAGCAAGTTCGTTGTTTGAATTACCAATTGTAATATCTTCTAGCTTTGTAATTGCTGGGTTAAAGTCTATATTATCTGATCTATAATAGTTGTCAATTGCTTGTACACTGCTATCAAAGTTTTCTACAATCTTATTATCAAATACCAAATATCCTGGCGCACGTTTTTGTCCGTCCCACTCATCTGTTATTAATCCTCTGAATGCAAGTTTCTCTTGTCCAATACTTTTAACATTGTCATTTACTACAACACCAAATGTTGTTTTATTGTTTAACAATGCAATATGATTGTACTCAACTATAACAAATCCTACAGAACCTATTATTGTACTGTCTGTTGTTGTTATTGATAGTACATCGTCTACTCTGTCAATAACAAGTTGTGATGTGTCAATGCTTGTGCTATCTAGATTAGCAATTGTGTTTTCTTTATATATTCCTGTATTAAGTTCTAATATGCTACCATGTGTTGGTGCAAACTTTAAGTTAGTTCCTAAATCAAATGTCTTTGTATCTGTGCTTGATGAGCTTAATGCCCACTTAACATATGCTAATGCTACACTATCTCCACTGTATGGGAATATAAATCCAACTGATTCTAAGTATGCATAGTAGCCTCTTATAAATGAGTATACGTCTTGTATCTTATTAAGTGATGCTTCGTATTCTATTATACTATGTACCGGAGCAAACTTTTTATAATTCTTAACTTCAACTGTTCCTACTGCAACGTTTGTATACGAGGATGTATTAGTAGTGTCCGGTGCAAAGAAATTAAATTCTTGTTTGCCGTAACCAGCACCAGTAATTTTCCAACCTGG